TATCGAGTCAAAGTTAATGGCAGCACAGTTACTAGCGCAACACTTAGCGGACTTACTATTACCTCTGGTCGCACAGATATTTACTCTCAGCCAATTGCTGGATATTGCAACCTGACACTTATCGAGACTTCTGAAGCGTCAGTTCCGTTTGAAATTAATGACGCAGTAACAATTGAAGTGCAAAATTCCAGCGCAACCTATGTCAATTTATTTGGTGGGTTTATTACGGATTTAGGCATTACAGTCCAATATTCAGGATCAACTGCTACCAGCCAACAAATAAAGCTAGTTGCAGTAGGAGCTCTGGCTCGGCTTAATCGCGCAATCTATACGGGCAACTTTTCACATCAATTTGACGGAGACCGAATCGAGAAGTTGCTAAGCACAGTTTTGTTTGACCAATGGAATGAAGTCCCAGCTGCCGAAACTTGGAATGGCTATGACCCGCTAGTTCAATGGCAGGATGCAGAAAATAGCGGATTAGGTGAAATTGATACTCCTGGCGATTATGATCTTCATTCTGAAAACAATTTAAATGACACAGTTTATAATCTTGCTTCTCGATTTGCCACCAGCGGACTTGGATATTTGTATGAGGATAATCAAGGTCGTATCGGATACGCAGATTCAACGCATAGATCGCAATACCTAGCCATCAATGGTTATGTGGATTTAGATGGTAATCATTCAATTGGGCCCGGACTTTCGATTATTAAAAGAGCTGGCGATGTTAGAAATTCGATAACAATTGGCTATGGGACTGGAAGCGCTGAAGTTACAGATGAGGATTTAGCATCAATATCTGAATATGGCCGTCTTGCTTCTACTATATCGACAACACTTCGCAATTCTGGAGACGCTACGGCTCAAGCAGCCTTCTATCTACTTATTCGCGCTTACCCTCAATTTGCTTTGCGTCAGATAAGCTTTCCAATAGCCAGCGGTGAAATCGACAATTCAGACCGAGATAACCTTCTTGGCGTATTTATGGGCCAACCGCTTAATATCATCAACCTGCCAGCCAATATGGTCGGTGGTGAATTTCAAGGATTTGTCGAAGGATGGACTTGGACAGCCAGCCTTAATCAGCTTAACCTAACTCTCAATGTCTCGCCTATTGCTTTTAGCCTTCAGGCGTTTAGATGGAACTCAGTCCCAGCGACTGAGTATTGGAATACAATCAGCCCAACTTTGGACTGGCTAAACGCTACAATAGTGGCCTAAGGAGAATAAATGCCAACGACAACAAACTTTGGCTGGACAACCCCAGCCGATACAGATTTAGTTAAAGATGGAGCAGCTGCCATCAGAACCCTAGGTAATGGGGTTGATACCTCATTTCTTGATCTAAAGGGTGGGACTAGCGGTCAGATACTTGCGAAGAACTCAAATACAGATTTAGATTTTGTTTGGGTTGCTAATGATGTAGGGGATATAACGGCAGTTAATACAAACTCTCCTTTAACGGGTGGTGGCACAAGTGGCGCTCTAACCCTGTCTTATGATTATGCCGCTGGATCAAAAGTAACTCTTAATGCACAAACTGCGACCTATACAGTAGTTCTTGCAGATGCAGACCAAAAGCTGGTCACAATGTCTGTTGGCTCTGCTAACGATTTTCAAATCCCAACCAATGCCAATGTTGCTTTCCCAGTTGGCACAGTAATCAATGTTATTCAAATCGGAGCAGGTCAGACAACTATTAAGGCTGTTACTTCAGGCACTACTACGATCTCATCAACTGGAGCAACTGCCACAGCTCCTAAGTTAAAAGCGCAGTTCTCGGCTGCATCCTGTATCAAGGTTGCAACCGATACTTGGTATGTCGTAGGAGATATAGCGTAATGAGTTTACTCGGGATTATTGCTTCTTCTAAAAAGAAAGCTGTAAGCGCAACTGGTGGAAATGAAGTTAACACGGTTGGTTCATATAAATATCATTTTTTTACTTCTAATGGAACTTTTGCTGTAACCGACGGCGGCGATGTCCAAGTTATTTCTGCTGGTGGTGGAGGCGGAGGTGGATGGGAACGCGGCGGCGGTGGCGGTGCAGGCGAACTTGATATTTTATCAACCGTAACGGTTAGCTCAGGAAATTACAGCATAACCATAGGTGGAGGTGGCGCTGGAGGAAGCGCATCCGCGAAGGGTGGAACTGGAACAACTTCTAGCTTTGCTTCCAGCGTTAGTTCTTTAGGAGGCGGTGGAGGTGGATCAGACGGATCAACTTCTGCTTTAGCAATTGGAGCAGATGGAGGATCAGGAGGCGGAGGTTGCGGCGGTAATCCTGGGTTTGCTTCAAGTTTTGCTGGTGGGGCTGCAAGCGGTTCAAACACTTTCGCTGGAGGAACTGCTTTTATAAATAATAATAAATATAACGGTGGCGGTGGTGGCGGTGCTACTGCTGTCGGCGCAGATGGAGCTAATGACGGCACAACTGCACAAGGCGGTAATGGTGGAGCTGGTAAAACATTAACTGATATTGATAGCAATTTAACTTCTGGTAATTTTACAAGTTTAAGTGGTATGACAATTATTAACGCTGGCGGTGGTGGAGGAAGCCTTAACAATGGTGGAACTCCTGCAACTGGAGGAACTTCAACTGGCGGTGGAACTGGTGGCACATCTTCCACTTCTGGAAATGTTGCACCCACTTCATCAACAGCGTTTGGCTCTGGCGGTGGTGGCGGCGCTGGAGCAACGACACCGACCTCTGGTTATGCTGGAGTAGTTATTGTGAGGTATGCAATATGAGTCATTGGGCAGAAATTGATTTAGAAAATAAAGTGATGCGCATATTAGTTGGCGATAACAATGACCCTGCTGGCGATGAAGGCTATCAATGGTTAATAGATAATCTAGGCGGCACTTGGATTCAGACTTCATATAACAACAACTTTCGCAAGCAATACGCTGGCATTGGTTATAGTTATGATCCTGTGGCAGATGTATTTATTGCGCCACAGCCTTATCCATCTTGGTCGCTAGATGAGAACTATGATTGGCAAGCGCCAACGCCTAAACCTGAAGGTCTATCGTATTGGGATGAGGCAACCCTTACTTGGGTTGAGGCTTAGCACAATCCCTTAAGATAATGCCTAAATTATGCGAAGCAGGAATTCAACTAAGGAATCAGATTGATGACGATTATCCTGATAGGGATCGCAAGTCTGATGGCTGGGTGGCTGATGCTCGGCATCTTGCAAAGGGCAGTTCTGACCATATACCAGACGCAAGAGGAATCGTCAGAGCTTTAGATATTGATTCTGATTTATCAGCTCATAAAGAAGAGGCTTACGCATTAGTTGAGAAGATTCGTAAATGCGCAAAAAAGGGCGATAAGCGGATTAAATATATTATCTACGATGGCAAGATTATGAGCCCAATACTGGGCTGGAAGCGGCGTAAATACTCAGGCGCTAATCCTCATCGTAGTCACTTCCATATATCATTTACTAGCTTGGGAGACACAGATGGCAAATGGTTCAACCTTGAAGGAGAATCTAATGAGCGACCTAAAGAAGATGGCCGAAAGCTGGGCAAAAACATTCCTAGCGACAGCCCTAGCGACTTATCTAGCAGTCGGCCTAGATGTCAATGCAATTGCAAATGCCGCTCTAGTGTCAGTCTTGCCTAGCATCATTAACTGGCTCAATCCAAATTATGAGCGTTACGGCAAAGTCCGGTAATGGTTGCAGCTGAATTGGCTACTTTAGTTGCGTCAGTCTTAGGATCAATTGCCCTTCTAATTGCTGGCCTTCGCTACATAATCAAATTAGAGAACATTCCTATTGTGTCGCGCCTTGATAAAATGGAGTCTCAGCTAGAATTGGCCCTAGCGAAAGGGGTCAGAAATGGCAACGCGAAAGCGCGTAAATAAGAAGCCAGTCAAGCGTCCTAAGAGACGCAGGACTACTAAAGAAACCCCATTAACAAAGCTTGATTTCTGGGCTATTGCTGCCAATGAAGTTTATAAAGCTTGTCGTAGAGCTGGTATGGATGAAGGAACTTCACTTGCTTTCGCTATGGATCGTAGCTCTTATCCTGATTGGATAGTGCCTGCCGATGACCCAATAAAGAAAATTGGTTGGGAAGATGGCGAGGAAGATAACTAATCTACTTTAGGGAAGTCGAGTTATTCGAGGCTCTCAAGTCGCTTTACCCAGACTTGACGCCCTTATCAGCGACCGACCGAGCAGATGGCATTACTAGCGATTCTTATATCGAGCTCAAATGCCGTAGAACGCACTATGACCGCTTATTGATTGAGAAGAAGAAGTGGGATTATCTGGCCGATATAAGGGCTAGGACAGGCGCTAAGACCCTTTATATCAATGCGACGCCTAAGGGCATCTACCAGTTTGACTTAGGGGCTCTAATTGAGCCTGAG